CCTAATGGCCGATCAATCCGATGTGGAAAATGCGCTCGTCGCAGCGATCGCGGCGACGCTCTATCCCAATGGTGCGACCGCACCCTCCGTGATCGGCAGCGACGCGGCGACGGTCCGCATCTATCGCGGTTGGCCGGTCAGCACCGCGCTGCATGCCGACATTGCAGCCGGCATCGTCAATGTCAGCGTGTTTCAAAGCGGCGAGCCGCACAACACCACGCGATATCCGAGCGACTGGAATGTGACGACGGCGAGCAAGCCGACGCTGACCGCCTCCGTGGCCTCAAATGTCGTGACCTTCGCTGGCAGCACAGCGGCCGGACAGATGGCCGGTCTTTCCGTTGATGGAGCGACGTTCATCTGCCTTGTTCAGGCCGGAGACACGACCGCATTCGTAGCCGCCGCGCTGGCGGCCCAACTGATCGCGGCCGGCCTGCTCGTGCAGTTCTCCGGCGCCACGGTGTCGGTTCCAAGCGCCTCCAGACTGCTCGCCCGCGTCGAGCAGGCGCAGAGTGCCTACCGTGAAACCCGTCGCCAGAAGCAAAGCTTTCGCGTCAGCTGCTGGTGCCCGGGCCCTATCCTGCGGGACCAGGTCGCGGCCACGATCGACGCCACGATCGCCAATACCTCCTTCCTGGCGCTGGCCGACGGTACGTCCGCCCGCATTACGCTCGCCGGGGGCGCCACCATAGACCAGAGCGAGAACGCCAACCTCTATCGCCGCGATCTCATCTACGCCGCCGACTACGCCACCACCCTCACCGCCGTGCAGCCGGCGATGGTGTTCGGTACGGGGAGTTTGTCCTCGCCCGCCGGCACTCTCTCGCCCCTCCTCGGCTAAACCCTAGGAAACCCAATGCCCATCGTTCAACAGGGCGCCATCAACACGACGGCGCTGGTGGTGCCCGACCTCTATGTGCAGATCGTGCCCCCGCAGACTCTGCTGCTCAACGGCGTGCCCACCGACATCCTCGGAGTCGTCGGCAGTGCGAGTTGGGGCCCCGTGGGCCAGCCCGTCGTCGTCGGAACCATGGCCCAATACTCCGCGAGCTTCGGACGGGTCACGCCACGCCTCTATGACATGGGCACCCAGGTGGCGACCTCCGTGCAGCAGGGCGCGCAGAACTTCCGCTGCGTGCGGGTGACGGACGGCAGCGATACCGCGGCAGTGCTCACCATCCAGAGCGCAATCACACTCACCGCGCTCTACACCGGGAGCTACGGGAACGGCATCAGCATCACGATGTCTGCAGGTTCCCAGGCCAGCAGCTGGCGCATCACGGTGACGCTTCCGGGCAGCACGCCGGAAGTCTACGACAACATCACCGGGACTGGCTCTGCCCTCTGGCAGGCAATGGTCGCGGCCATCAATACCGGCACCGGGCCGCTGCGCGGCGCCTCCCAAACCGTGACGGCAACCTATTCCGGCGGCACGGCCGCGCCCGTAGCGGGCACCGTCAGCTTCTCCACGGGCACGCCGGGCACGGATGGCGCGACCAACGTCACCTCCGCCATGCTGGTCGGCAGCGATGCCGTGCCGCGCACCGGCATGTATGCGCTGCGCGGCCAGGGATGCTCGGTGGCACTCCTCGCCGACTCAATCGACACGACCCAATATACCACGCAGGCGAGCTTCGGGCTTTCCGAGGGCGTCTACATGATCCTGACGGGCCCCTCCGGCGACACGACGGAAAATGCTGTCGCTGCGAAAGCGACCGCCGGGCTCGACAGCTACGCCGCCAAGCTCATGTTTGGCGACTGGATTTACTGGTACGATCAGACCAATGCCGTGACGCGCCTGGTCTCGCCGCAGGGTTTCGCGGCCGGGCGCCTGGTCAACCTCTCGCCCGAACAGTCCAGCCTCAACAAGCAGCTCTACAGCATCGTGGGCAGCCAGAAGAGCGGTTCGGTCTCGTCTGGCCAGTCCAGCACCTATGCCACCGCCGATCTGCAGTTGCTGTTCCAGAACGGCATCGACGTGATCTGCAACCCGCAACCCGGCGGCAGCTATTGGGGCGTGCGCTGCGGCCACAACTCCTCGTCGAATGCCGCCACCAATGGCGACAACTACACGCGGATGACGAACTACATTGCGGCCACTCTCAGCGCCGGCATGGGTCTCTATGTCGGCGAAGTGATCAATTCGACACTGTTCCAGAAAATCAAGGCGACGCTGCTGGCTTTCCTGCAAGCGATGCTGAGCCAGGGACTGCTGGGCAGCACCACCGGTGCCCAACCCTTCTCCGTCGTCTGCGACACGACCAACAATCCGCAGTCGCGCACGGCCTTGGGCTACGTGCAGGCGGATGTGCAGGTTCAGTACCAGGGCATCAACGAGAAATTCATCGTCAATGTCGAGGGCGGCCAGACCGTGCAGATCAGCAGCACAACCGTCAGCAGCGCGCCCTCCTCGTAACGTCACAACGACACGCCACTTTCACGGAGCGCAAGCACGATGGCTCTCACCACTTTCAATACAGGCAAGGACTGCCAAGTCGTCGTGCTTGGGCCCTTTGGCCGCGTCGACCTCGAACACGTCACCGGCTTCGAAAGCCGCCAGATGACGGCCTCCATCCGCGTCGACCGCATGGACGGCACCATGGTCGGCGCCGAACTGCCGAAGGGCTGGGAAGGCTCCTTCGACATCGAGCGCGGCTCCGCCTCGGCCGACGATCTCGTCGCACAGATCGAGCAGAGCTACCTGAACGGCACCACGCCGGCGCCCGGTACGCTCTACCAGTATATCGACGAGATCGACGGCTCAACCTCGACCTATCAATACAACGGCGTGAGTTTCAAGCTCACCTCCTCGGGCCTCTACAAGGGCGATGCGAGCGTGAAGCAGCGGCTGGAATTCTTCGCCACCAGCCGGAGCAGCGTCTCGTGAGCCGCCCCTCGGAGATGATCTTCGACGAATGCGGCCTGGTCGACCGTATCGACGCCACAGGCCGGAAGCTGCATGTGCGCAAGCCCAATGTGCTCGACCGACTGCGGCTGTTCAAGGCGGTGGGGCCGGATATGGCGCAGAATGAACCCTATCTCGGGCTGGCGCTGACGGCCTGCGCCGTCAAGTTCATTGACGATGTTCCAGTGCCGCACCCCACGAACGAGCAGCAGATCGAAAACCTCATCGCCCGACTGGGCGACGCCGGGATGAATGCCGCCGGTACCGTGGTCGCGGTCCGTGGCCCCTCGCATGCGGAGGTGCGAGAGGAAGCGGGAAACTCAGCCGGCACCCTGATCTGAGAGAATGTCTCTATCTCGTGCAGAACGGAGTGCCCTTCGACATCGCCTTTACCCTGCCGAAAGCAGAGCGCCGCGCCTACGCGGTCGCCATCGGTGAGTTGGACGGCTCGAAACGCTATGACTGGCAGGCCATGGGCTGGGAGCAATGACCGAATGCCGACCCTCACGGAACTCTCCCGCCTCGACCTGACCGCGATCAAGCGCCGCGCCCTGGCCGCCGGCGCCGCCGCCCTGGCCGAGGCCGCGCGCCGCCGTGCCGCGACCGCGCCCGGCGCGATCACACACGCGGTGACGGAAGATGACCGCACAATCGTGCGGGTTGTTGACCCGACCCTCGTCCGGCGAGAGCGCGGCGATGTGGGACAGGCGCCTGCGCCATTCCTGGGCCCGGATGCTGCCGATCGCCTCGCGGTGCGCGCGGCCATCGCCGAAAGCCTGCGAAAGGATCTGACGTGAGCGACGAACTCGAACCCATCGGCATCTCCCTCGTCCTCGACGATGAGGTTACCGAGGGGATACGCCGCATGAGCCGGGAGATGGCGCTGTTCAGCCGCCAGACGGAGTTCACGGCGGCACAGATGAGCCGGGTCGCACGGGAGCATCTCGGCGCCTATCTGCCGCCGGAGCCCGAGCGGCGGAAGCCCGCGATGGCGCCCGTGACCATCGCGGCGCCCCCCAAGGCGCAGGCGACGCCGGCGACGGAGACATCGCAGTCCCCATGGCCTGTGTCGCCAGCACCGGAGCGGATGCCGGCGCCGATCGCACCCCAACGGGGCGTGATGGAGCGAAGACCGGCTCCCGCTGCCATTGCCCCGATACCGAGCCCACCGCCGCGTTCGCCAGCGCCGCATATGAGCGCGCGCCAGGCACCGGTTGTGCAACGGGTGGTGCAGCAGGCTGCGCCCCCGCCACGCCCCGCCGCGCCGGCACCGCAGCAGGCTCCGTCCCCGCCACGCCCCGCGCCAGCCGTGCAGCAGGCTTCTACCCAGCCGCGTCCCCCTGCGCCGGCAGCGCAGCAGGCCCCGACTCAGCCGCGCGTGACGCCGGCCCCGACCGCTTCAGCATCGCCGCGCCCCGCGACGGTGGCTCCGCCGCCACCTCCATCCCCGGCGCCGCCATCACGCCCG